AATACAAACTGAGCATATTGTTATTGAAAAAACTATTTTTGCTAATAGTGCTCAGGTTGCAGCAAACCTAGCATTAAGCCAGGGTGCATTAATTGGTGCTGCCAAACTTGCTGGAGTAAAAAATATTTATGGAATTGCTCCAATTGCTTGGCAATCGTATATTGGAAATAGATTGCTTACTACTGATGAGAAAAAAAAGATTCGTGATAAAAATCCAGATAAGTCAAATTCTTGGTATAAAGCACAAGAAAGAGAACAAAGAAAAAGAAAAACAATTAATGTAGTTAATAATAAATTTGATATAAATGTTGATGACAATGATATTGCAGATGCTTGTGGTATTGGCATATTTACTATTGACAATTGGGCAAAGGTTGTGAGAGAATGAGGTCTAAGGGATTACATCTTTCTGAGGCTTTTATGAGAAAGAGATATGTCTTAGATAAAAAGTCTCCCGAAGATATTGCAAAGGAATGCGGGGTAAGTGTGCAAATTATTTATAGGCAACTTAAAAAGTTTGGGTTAAAACGATGAGTGTTGATAATATTGTTATTGTTGGTGGTGGATCTGCTGGTTGGATGACTGCTGCTATTTTAATTAAAAGTTATCCTAATAAAAATATTATATTGGTTGAAAGTGAAAATATTCAAAAAATAGGTGTTGGAGAAAGCACTTATGAAGGAATTAATTTTTATTTAGAGTACCTTGGTATTGATAGAAAAGATTTTTTTGCTAATACTGATGCTACTATCAAGTTAGCAATTCAGTTTAGAAATTTTTATAAAGACAGTGGAGAACCAGACTTTATATATCCTTTTGGTGTTCCATGTGTTAATGATACAAGTTATAAGATTGAAAACTGGCTTGTAAGAAAAAAGTATGATATAGATTTGCCTGTCACTGATTATGCAGAATCTTACTTTCCTGCTGCACATCTAGTAAAATATAACAAGATTTCTGATAATGAGTATTCACAATTTGATAATTTTGATCCTATATTAAATACTGCATTACATTTTGATGCAATTAAATTTGCTAATTGGTTAAAGAATAATTATGCAATTCCTCGCGGTGTAAAAAATATATTGGGTCATGTTAAAAATATTGTACAAAATAATAATGGAATTGAAAAACTTATTTTAGAGGACGGTTCAGAAATTCTTGGAGATTTATTCATAGACTGTACAGGTTTTCAAAGTTTACTTCTATCAAAAACATTAAATGAAAAATTCATTTCATATACAGATGTTTTACCAAATACACATGCTTGGGCAACACAAATTCAATATAAAGATATACAGAAAGAAATTGAAACAGTAACAAGATGTACTGCTTTGAAAAATGGATGGTGTTGGAATATACCACTTTGGTCAAGACTTGGCTCTGGATATGTTTATTCTAATAAATATATTAGCGATGAAGATGCGCTATTAGAATTTAAAAAGTATTTAATGTCAGAAATCAATATTCCTAGATCACAAGAAGAAGTAGATACTTTATCATATAAAAATATTGAAATGAGAGTCGGAATCCATGAAAGAGTATGGGTAAAAAATGTTGTTGCCATAGGACTATCTGCTGGATTCATTGAGCCACTAGAAAGTAATGGACTATTTTCTGTTCATGAATTTCTTTTTGAATTAATTAGGGCTTTGCAAAGAGGCGAGGTTTCTCAGTGGGATAAAGATATTTTTAACTACTCTGTTAAGTTAAAGTTTGATAAATTTGTAGAATTTATTAGAATTCATTATGCCCTTAGTCTAAGGAATGATTCCGAGTACTGGTCAGAGAACTTTAATAAAAGTTATAATATTAATGAATCTAGAAAAAAGGATTATCGCGCTAACCATATTTTTGAAATTCAACAAATAAAGTCATGCACATCAGATGTTCCAGTATTTGGTGGAATAACCTGGATATCTGCTGGAATGAATTATATGTTACTTGATGATGTTTCTATTTCATTAGGAGAAATTTTAAATAAAACAAGTTATAAAAAAGATTTTCAAAATTATTTCAATGATATGGATAAAAGAAAAGCAAATTGGACTAAAGAAGCATTACGAAGTGAAACAGCATATGAATATTTAAAAAGAAAGTATTATAATTAGGAGAAAATATGGATATGGTAAATCATCCCCCTCATTATACAAGTGATCCTAGCGGGGTGGAATGTATTGACATTGTACGTCATAGGAACTATAATATAGGTAATGCTATTAAGTATCTTTGGCGTGCTGGTCTTAAAAATGAAAAAAAGCATATTGAAGATCTCAAAAAGGCTATTTTTTATATTAACGATGAAATCAAACGCTTGGAGGCGAGTAGTGTTGAGGCGAAAGAAAGTTCTGAGTCCATTCGCTCACAAATATATAAGGGAACTTCATTTTACTACGATTGATGGAATAACTATTAATGAGGGAGACCTTATTAAAATTAAAGGTGAGCACGGATCAGTTTTTCGTTTTAAAGAATTTGTACAAAGAACTGATAGTGATACTAATTGGATTGATTGTTATGAAATGGAAAAAGGACTTCCATGTGGCCTTCGATCGTTTAGAACAGAAAGAATTAAGATTATTCCTAAAAAGCGAGTTCGTAGGCGTAGAAAAGTAACTAATTAATTAAACATTTGTAGCATATTATACACTATAAGTTACTGATGAGTTTACATAGCCCTTACAATTATGATAACCTATTATAATGTTGCCGCCGCAAGGAGGATACATGACGAAAATAAAACTGCTAGGAGGGGCGCTGATTGCTATGATGGTATTTACTACATCGTGTGTCACCTCAGCCGAACAGGTGTATGCTAAGTCTGCACCTACTGCGACGGAACTGTCCATTCCGAAGCATATTATGTACGAAGATAAAATGAATGACGGAGTGGTACAGAAGAAAGATACCCCACCTTGTAAGAACTGGCTAGTTAAAGTTCTTCATAAGACTGGATTCCGTGGTAAAAACCTGAGAGAAGCATGGGCAATTGTTATGCGAGAATCAGGTGGAAGAGAAGATGCTATATCTGCAACTGGAGATTATGGCATGTTTCAGTTTAACAAAGCAGCATGGGGTAGGCAAAAGTGGTGGAAAACCGATCTAATGCTTACCAGAGAATATAATGCCGCTGTTGCCTTTGAAATAAGCGACGGTGGTAGAACTTGGTATCCTTGGGATATAGACGGCAAAGGTCGTCATAAGGCAGGATACACTTCAAAGTATGTTTATAATAAATACGTTTCATGGTATGAAAAATATCCATGTGTAAAGCGTAATACTTAGTTAAGTGGCAGGGTAGGAACACATTTTATTGGTGGCAACATCCTACCCTGCTACTGCTATAATTGCTATCTAATAAGGAGTTTTATGAATAGCACAGATATTGTACAGCATATTGATGAAGTAAATAAGGTTGCTGCTGAATATATTAAAGGCAACGATGCTTCTGCTATTGCAAAAACTCTTGACTTGCCACGCAATCGTGTTTTAGCATTACTTAACGATTGGCGAGAAATGATTGCTAATAATGAAGCAATTAGAAGTCGGGCCAGAGAAGCACTTGCTGGAGCAGATCAACATTATAATCAATTAATTAGACAGTCTTATGAAGTTATTGAAGATGCAAACACTGCTGGCAATTTAGGTGCAAAAACAACAGCAATTAAACTTATCATGGATATTGAAGGTAAAAGAATTGATATGCTACAAAAGGCTGGATTGCTAGAAAATAAAGAGTTGGCAGATCAATTACTAGAAACAGAAAAGAAGCAAGAAATATTAGTAAAGATACTTAAAGAAGTTTCTGGAGAGTGCCCAAAATGTCGTAATGAAGTTGCTCGCAGACTTGCACAAATTGCTACTCAGGATGGAATGATTACAGTTGACAACCCTTGATTTTAATGATTTTATTGAAGCATTAGATGATGATCCATTTGAGGAATATCCAGTAGACCTTGATACCTTTTTGCATAATGATCAATATTTAGATCAGCCAAAATTATCTGATATTCAACGTGATCTTGTAGAATCAATGAGTCAAATTTATAAAGAAGATGATCTTGTTAGATTTATGGGAGAAAAAGAAGGTAAAGAGCATTATAAGAAATATACTAAGTCAGAAGTAATTCTACAATTAGGTAAAGGATCAGGAAAAGATCATACCTCTACTATTGGTTGTGCCTATCTAGTCTATAAACTTCTTTGTCTTAAAGATCCAGCGAGGTATTTTGGTAAACCCCCAGGGGACTCTATTGACATTATGAATATTGCTATTAATGCACAACAAGCACAAAATGTTTTCTTTAAAAACTTTATTGTCAAGATTAATAGATCACCGTGGTTTGCTGGAAAGTATACTCAAAAGGTTGCAGTCATGGAGTTTGATAAAAATGTCACTGTTTACTCTGGACACTCAGAAAGAGAAAGCCATGAGGGACTAAACCTTATTCTAGCAATTCTGGACGAGATTTCTGGATTTGCTCAAGAGTCAAGCAGTGGTAATGAAAATGCAAAAACAGGAGATGCTATATACAAAGCATTCCGTGCATCTGTAGACTCTCGCTTTCCAGATTTTGGAAAGGTGATTCTTCTTTCATTCCCTCGCTATCCAGGAGATTTTATTTCTAGAAGATATGACGAAGTTGTTGCAGAAAAAGAAATAGAGATCGTCAAGCATAAGTTTATTATTAATCCAGAACTTCCAGAAGATGCTGATGGAAATTCTTTTGAAATAGAATATGAAAGAGATCACATTCTTTCATATAGATATCCAAGAGTTTTTGCTATCAAAAGACCTACATGGGAAGCAAATCCTACTCGTTCTATAGAAGATTTTAAAATTTCTTTTCTTTCTGACTATATAGATGCAATGCAAAGATTTGCCTGTATGCCCTCATTCTCATCTGATTCATTCTTTAAACAAAGAGATAAGTTAGAACGTTCTATGAGTATGAGAAATCCAATAGATTCATATAAACGTATTGAACTATCATTTACGCCAAAAAATGATACAACATATTTTCTTCATGCAGACTTAGCACAAAAGCATGATAAGTGTGCAATTGCTATTTCTCATGTAGAAAAATGGGTAGAGGTTAAATCATTTAATGATTATAAACAAATTGTTCCATTTGTTGTGGTAGATGCAATAGTATGGTGGGAACCTAGAAAAGAGGGTCCAGTTAATTTATCTGAAGTAAAAAACTGGATAGTAGATTTTAAGAGACAGGGATTTCAGATAGGACTGGTTACTTTTGACCGCTGGCAGTCATTCGATATTCAGCAAGAGTTAAAAACAGTTGGAATAAAGACAGATACATTATCTGTTGCAAAAAAGCATTATGAAGACTTAGCAATGCTTATTTATGAGGAAAGAATTGCTATGCCACATATTGATCTTTTGCTTGAAGAAATGAGTGAACTTAAAATTGTGTCAGATAAAAAAGTAGATCATCCAAGAAAGAAGTCAAAAGACTTGGCAGATGCTATGTGTGGCTCTGTATACAATAGCATTAGTCATACTAGAAGAGATAATAATAAAGAGGTAGACATTCATACATGGAAAAGCGTTACTAAAGAACATGAACAAAATGAAAATATTATTAATGTGCCAAAACCAACAAAGGAGGTAGAACAATTTCTAGCAGGAATGGGTATTATTTAATACCAGGACAAGTTGTTGTACTCTTGACTATTTTAGGTATAGGGTATATCATTGGTAGATCAATGTATAGAAAGTAGGAAAAATGCTTACTGCATATTTTATTATTAATATTTTATTATTTATTCTTTCATCTGTAAGCAATGTTATTTATTTAGCAAATGCTGATACAGTTAGTAAATATGGTGCTGCTATTGGCCTTGCTTTATTCGTTTGTATGATTTGTTGGTCAGTTGTTTTACTTGTAACACAATAATTTATAAGCGGCGTTAGCATAACGGTCGATGCAGCAGGCTTATATCCTGACGATAGGTGGTTCAATTCCACCACGCCGTACTGATACAATACATTTATGAAAGTTGTTATAGAGCCAACACCAAATGGTAATAGATACATTGGTAAGTTATTTATAGATGATGAAGAATTTGCAACAGTAATTGATCAGCGCCCTGGCTGTTGTATGCGTGGATTAATGAATCAGGTAATGCAAAAATATGGAAAACCAACTGAGCCTCTCACTGTAACAATAGATGGATGGTAATAAGTGATATAATTTCTTTAGAGAGGAATTATTATGAATCCAGAATTTGATTATGCCGACTTAACTGAAGACGACTATGCAGTTAATGAAGAGTTAGAGTGGGAAGATCTATAATGGCTAAACCAAGACTTTGTGATGGTGGAGTAACACTAAGAGATCAAATTAATAAGCGTTGGCCAAATAGAGACAAGGCGAGTGATGGTTGGATTGGCGATTCTCGTCATCAGGCTAATAAGGGGTGGGGAACAAATGGAAAAGGATCATATCATAATCCAGATCCAAATGGAATCGTTCACGCAATTGATGTTGATGAAGATTTCTTAGGAAAAGGCAAAGGGCAAAAAGAAGCAAAGAGGTTTGCAGAAGAACTTGCAGCATACTGTCGTGAAGGAAAAGACGGTGGAAGGATTGCACATATTGTTTATGAAGATCAAGTAGCATCTGGAACTTCACAAAACTGGAAATTTAGAGGTTCTGGATATGGTCATACACATCATATTCATATTAGTTTTACAAATAAGGCAGATAGTAATGGTGCAAAGTTTGATTTGCCAATTTTTAAAGAAAATAATCCAGCACCACAACCACCTGCTCCACCAAAACCTAATGTGGTTCCAACTTTCCCTGGGGTAGAAAAACTATCATTTGGGCAGTTTAATTCTGATATAAAGAAAATGCAAGATCAATTAATTAAAAAGGGATTTAAAATACCCGCTGGCGCTACTGGAAATTACAAGTCTGAAACAGTTACTGCTGTAAGGTCATTTAATAAGTCTATTGGAATTACCTCAGATGGTAAAAAGATGGGTCCAAAAGCATGGTCAGCACTTTGGAGTGATAAATAATGCCAGTAGGCGGAAAAGGAAAACCAGCAGGAGGATACAAGGCTGGTAAAAAAGGATCTTATGGATGTAAGGGGTATCCAACAGTTAGTGCTGATGGAACAGTTCATGGATGCCATCCAACAAAAGCAAGAGCACAGGCACAAGCCAGGGCTATTTGGGCTAGTACTGCTAGAAAGTCAGTACCAGAGGTAACTAAGGCTATGGTTACTGAGGGAGACTTTGTAATGTTTATTTGCCATGATGATGAGATTAAGGTTGGTCGTGTTGAGTATGTTATGACTAACCCTGGCTGGCTTGGTATGGAGGGTTCTGAGTATGCTTTAGAGTATATGGAAGATGATAAGCCACTTATTATTCGTTTATACGAAGAAGAAGACGGCGCATGGGAAGAAGAAGAATATGTCGTATATCATAGAATGTCAGAAGTGGTAAAGATTGAGTCTATTACTGTTATGCAAGAAATGGAAGTAGAAATGGTAAGCAAGGCTAGTTCTGTATCAGTGGGGAATATGGTATCTTGGAATTCTTCAGGAGGAAGAGCAGAGGGAAGAGTTAAAAGAATTATTAGAAATGGCTCATACAATGTTCCCAACTCTGATTTTACAATTAATGGAACTCCAGAAAATCCAGCGGTAGTTATTGAAGTATATCGTGATGGTAAACCAACTGGAACAATGGTTGGACATAGAATGAATACTTTATCAGCAAAGAAAAGTTTGTGGGTAGGAATGTTCGACCCAAGGAGCATTAGTAAAAATGGCTGATACCTATATGCCTAATGCTGGTATGAAGGCAGCAGCACGTCGCGCATTACGATGGAAAGAAGAAGGAAAAGCAACTGGTGCAGGAACTCCAGTTGGCTGGGGACGTGCTACAGACATTGTTGCGGGTAGAGCAATGTCATTAGATACTGTAAAAAGAATGTATTCATTTTTCTCTCGTCATGAGGTAGACAAAAAGGGAAAAGACTTCTATAATACTTCTAATCCATCTAATGGAAGGATTATGTGGGATGCATGGGGTGGAGATGCTGGATTCTCATGGTCAAGAAGGATTGTTCAAAGAGAGGAAAATAAAAAGTTGTGGTATGGATCTGCATTTTCTATGCAGAAAAATATTGACAACTAATGTAACTCCTGATAAAATATAAGAAAGGAGTCTAATATGCTGTTTATATTATTTTCCATATCACCATCATTTGCTTTTTTAATTGCCTTGCTTCATGATGTGATTAAAGTAATGATGCTTAGTGAAACAGATAAACAATTTGAAAAAATAGTAAGTAATGAGGAAGATATGGAAAATGAAGATCCAGAATTAATTAATGTGGCAATTATGGATGATAAAGCATATTGGATTCACAATAATACATTCTATATGGCAGATATTGTTGATGATGAAGTAGATAAAAATACTTCACGACCAGTTGATGCAATGCAAATGTCTTTATATGAAATAAATAAAATGTTGTTTATTGTTGACCATTTAAACGAAGGGTAAAAATGAACGTCGTAGTACAGGGAACCAAAGAATTCTCTGATTATACAGTGTTTCTTAGATCAATGGGAGTAGCACTATCTAGTATTGCAGATGGTGAATTTAATGTTTATAGTGCTGGTCCATCAACTATTAATTCATTTACCGCAGAATTT